CGAAATCACCAAGGCAAAGCAGTTTTTCTCGGCATCCACCGACACCTACCGCGAGAGCTACGGCCGCAGAACAAATGACGTGCCACGCCAGTGTGTTTTCGTGGGTACCACCAACCAGGACGAATACCTTAAGGACGCCACGGGTAACCGACGTTATTGGCCGGTGGCCTGTACCAAGGTCGATCTGGAGCAACTGCGCGAGATCCGCGACCAGCTCTGGGCAGAAGCCATGTTCTGTTATGAGGCAGGCGAGATCTGGTGGGTCAACCGCGACGAAACCGCGATGTTCTCCGAAGCCCAGGACGAGCGCTTTGTGGTGGATGAATGGGAAGGCCCGATACTGACCTGGCTGGAAGAGTCGCAGATCGGCGAAACCACCAGCGGCAGCGAAGTATTGGCCAGCGCACTCAAGCTCGACTTCGGCCACTGGGGAAAGCCCGAGCAGATGCGCGTCGGCGCAATCATGCACCGGCTTGGATGGCGTCGTGTGCGCCTGCCAGCTCTGGCCAAAAGCGGGCAGCGTCCCTGGGCGTACAAGAAGCCTGATAACTGGGGCGGTCAGTCAGCCCTGCAGGTGCAGAAGATCGAGGAGCCTTGCTTTGATTAAGCACATCGACGCCATGCTCAAGCTCTGGGCTGAGGATCTGCACAGCGCAGCGCCCGAAAGCACTGGCAGCGGCAACATGATCGCCATGCTGATGGAAACCAAGGGCGAACTGATTCGCGGCACCCGGGGCAGTCGGGTACTGCTCGATGAGTCAGCCGACATTGAGTTGATCGTCAATAAACACCTGCCGCCGCAGTTGTCGGTGGTGGTGCGCGAGCACTACTGCAACCACGACAGCTTCCTGTCGCAGAAGTACACCCACTGTGGCTGCAGCCGTGACACCTACTACCAGCGTCTGCACGACGCGCACCTATGCATTGCTGGCTTGCTGATGGGGAAGGTGGCGTGATCCCCGGCACCACTCGAACCATCCTCCTTGTCTTGGCCCACCGCGTCCCACTGCTTTGCAAGGCAGTGGGTCAAGCGCAGGCCGCACCGTGACTGGGGTGTCCCACAGTCCCACCTGGAAATGCCCCTCGCCCATGTGAGCGTAGCGGGCAGCAATACGCGCTTTTCACGCGCATGCGTGTTCTTAATAATTTTTCTATATACGAGGAAAAAGTAAAAGAAGTAGGACAGTGGGGCGCAGCCTTTGATTTAGGCACTCTCCCTTGTCCCACCTTGAACCAGAGCAGTGGGGCAGGGCAGACATCCCCCAAAAGCGCTAACCGGGGTGATGTATTCGCCGACATTCCCCGGGCGTTCAACTGCCTAACCCACTTATTCGCCGGTGGCATTAAAACCCGCTTGCTGCCACCGGAATCCACCTGTAAAAAGTAGACATCTTCGATAGGTGCGACCGCAGAGAGCGGTAGGCCCCAACCAGAGTAAACCCAGCCATTGAGCTGGGTTTTTTATTGTCCAGAGCTTTGTCTTTCCAGCTCTGGGCGCAAGTGGATTTTCAAGAACACGCCGGCTCCCAGTAATACCAACATCCCTATAGCTGCAAAGTTGAGTGTCAGGATCCGGGTCAGAGAAATAGGTTCTGCGCTGGTCAGTAGTTGATAGAGGCTAAGGCTATGAGCGCTGATGAGTACGAGTAAACAGCACCAGATTGCAAAAATCTTTAGGTCTATGAGGCGCTTTGGGCTGATTGAGTAGTAAGCAAAAATTATAGAAACAATAGATGTGACAAGCGGGATTTTTTCCATCGAAAGCCTCAGTCGGAGTTCAGTGTGGTCTTGAGCCTACGATCCTGAACGAACTGCGACAAGCCAAGACCATCAACATTGTTTAAATCTGGGGGGTACTGATGACAACAGAACAACAAGCGTTAGCTGATATGCCGATCTGGCTGGTTATTGCACTGTCCCTGGTCGGCGGTGTATCGGGCGAGATGTGGCGAGCGGATAAGGATGGCGCCCGGGGCTGGTCGCTGGTGCGGCGCCTGGCCTTGCGCTCAGGTGCCTGTATCGGCTGCGGGCTGTCCACGATGATGTTGTTGCATGCCAACGGCGTATCGATTTGGGCGTCATCGGCTGTGGGCTGCCTCACGGCGATGGCCGGGGCGGACGTCGCCATAGGCCTTTACGAGCGCTGGGCCGCAAAACGCCTCGGGGTTTGCGAAATTCCACCCCGTTCGGACCAATAAGAATAGTTCTCGTCTCTCAAATCCTGCCGGGGACCCTGGGCATTTTCCACGGGTACGGGGCAGGAAACCCGCGGGAAAGCGTTAGCGAACAGTTCACCAGCTTAGTGAACTGGGGTGAACAGGTGAACCCCCGTATTCATTAGGTGAACAGGACACTTCATCATGACGGTAATCAGTAAAACCGAGTTTGCGGCGAGACGCGGCTGGGCAAAATCGTACGTTTCAAAATTGGCCAATCAGGATCGGCTGGTGTTAACCGAGGATGGCAAGGTCGAGCTGGAAGCCACCGAAGCACTGTTGGCTGAATCTGCCGACCCCAGTAAGGCCGCCGTCACAGCTCGACACCAGCAGGATCGGATTCAACGCGGCGTCCGCAGCCAACTATCGCCCGAGGTCGAGCCGACTTCAACGGCTGCGCCACAGCCAGCGATCAGCCCGGCAAGCAAACTGCCCGACTTCCAGAAGGCCCGCGCCCATCGCGAGTACTACCTGGCACAACTTGCAGAGGCTGAATTCCACAAGGTCCAGGGTTCGCAGGTCCAATTGGAAGCTGTCAAAACCGGCGCCTTCAATGCGGGGCGTCTGCTGCGCGATCAGTTGCTGGGCATGCCCCCGCAACTGGCGCCGGAGTTGGCTGCCATGACTGACCCTTGGGAAATCGAGCGCCGTTTGACTGATGCTATCCGCGCCTCGTTGGAGGAAGCCGAGCGCATGTCTACGGCTGACCTAATCACGGCCCTCAACAACAAGAGCTAATCCATGCACACGGAAATCCCGAACGGTGCAGAGGTGTACCGCGAGGCGTATTTCCGTGGGCTACGGCCTGACCCTTCGTTGTGGGTCGACCAGTGGGCCGACGAATACATGCGTATCCCGCGTGACACCGGCGCCGCAGAACCTGGTAAATACCGCACCTCGCGTACGCCTTATGCTCGCGAGCCCATGCGTTGTCTGTCCCCGGCTCACCCCTGTAAACGCGTGGTCACAATGGTGGCCTCGCAGCTGATGAAAACCCAGATCGCGTTGAACTGGATCGGCGGCCTGATCCACATGGTGCCGTCCAACATCCTGACTTTGCTGCCCAGCCTTAGCTTGGCCAAGCGTGTGTCATCGCGGATCAGCAAGACCATCAAGGCCACGCCGGTCCTGTCTGAGCGTGTCGCGGCCAACCGATCGCGTGACTCGCGCAACACGATGGACACCAAGGAGTTTGAGGGCGGCTCGTTGTACGTCACCACTGCAGGCTCGGCGGCCAACCTTGCCGAACTGTCGGCCCGCTATATCTACGGCGATGAGATCGATCGTTGGGATGTGGACGTGGGTGAGGAGGGTGATCCGATCGAACTGGCCGAAACCCGGGGCAGTACGTTCGGGCGCAACGCCAAGTTTTACTTCTCCAGTTCGCCCACGATCAAGGGCGCTTCGCGTATCGCCGATCTGTTTGAGACCAGCGATCAGCGTTATTACTACGTGCCATGCCCGCACTGCGACCACATGCAGATTCTTGAATGGGAAAACCTGCATTACTCGGCCGACTTCAACGTGGTGCATTACCAGTGCGCTGGGCCGGAGTGTGATGTGCTGATCGAGGAACACCATAAGGGGCTGATGTTGGCTCGGGGCGAGTGGCGATCGCACGCCCCGGGTGATGGCGAAACCATAGGTTTTCACCTTAACGCGTTGTATGCACCACTTGGCTGGACGGATTGGCGCTCGCTGGCCAAGCAGTTTGAGAAGGCCAAGAAGGCACAAAATCGTGGCGACCTTGAGCCCATGCAGGTGTTTTACAACACCCGTTTGGCCAAGGTTTGGGACAGCGCCCAGGAGCAGACCAAAGCCGAAGTTCTGAAAGAGCGTGCTCGCCGTGAAACCTACGGCCTCGGCTCGATGGCCTATCGCGTGCTGATGCTCACCGCTTCGGTCGACGTACAGGCCAACCGGCTGGAGCTGATGGTCATGGGCTGGGGCGTTGGTATGGAGCGCTGGGTCATCGACTACCAGGTGATCTGGGGCGACCCGGCGGACGAGCGTACCTGGGCC